CATCAGCGTCCGGTTTTGATGTTTTAGAGCCTTTCCATCTTGTAGTTACTTCTGATCCAATTGTAAAATCGTTGCGAATTGCACTCGGATTATCATGATCGCCCCAGCCATAACCAAATTTACCTGTTGCATTTAGATTAAATATTGAATATGCTCCAGCTGGCGAAGCTGCAGCAACTGCATAAATTATAGATTTGCCGTTTCCAATTTTTCTTCGAAGTGTAGCCCAGGTTCCATCAGCTCTTGTTGTTAGCAATTTAGTAGGATCTTTTATAACTTGCACTGCACTACTTATTCTGCTTCGAAAATCTACATACGGAAAAGGGCTAAAAGCACCATTTTTGCCGGCACCAAATCTTTTTAGTTTGTCAAATGGTAATGTTGCATATGGTGTATTTGTTGATCCACCGAGTGCAGTGTTGATGTTACTTGTTAAAAATGAAACTCCGCCAACTGCAGCTGCTAATGATAATCCAGTATTAACAAGACTGTTTCCTGTTGTATTAGTATTTGATGCTGGACCAGCATTCCAATTTGATGATGCAATATTTTGTTCAGTTTCACGCCGACTAAATTGATCTGGTAATGCTGGATCAGTGTTTAGTGTTGGGTTTACAAATACAGTACCTGCAGCTGGTATATCAAGTATATCATATGTATTAAACTGGCCTCCTAATAACAATGGTGTTGTAAACTGATAGTTGTTGCCGATAGTTGGATTAAATTTAGTTAAACTAGGATTAGGCAGTATGTCAAACGGCTTGATAAATTGATTTACACCTAGTGTTGGGTTAGGAAATGATATTGGAACATTATTATCTAAATGAATTGGATTAGTAAACTGTGTTGTTGCTAGTGTTGGATTAGGTAATGATATTGGCATATTACTATCTAAATGAATTGGTCTACCAAACTGAATTATTCCTGATGTTGGATTTGTGTATATAATGTCAGGCAGTATGTTAAAAGGATTGGTAAATTGTGCGCTATTTCCTAGTGTTGGGTTACTCATTTTATTTTCCTTTTATGTGGCAAATCCTGCCGCTACTGGGTCTCCACTGATTTCAAATTTACCGTAATCTCGTACGGCTCGAACTATTGCTATAGCAAATGCATTTGGATCCATTCCTCCTCCATTGCCTCCGCCTTTGGCCATAGCAGCTATAGCTTCTGGCGGACCGGCTGCTACGCCATCGTTCGGATTTAGTTCAAATAAATCTCCATAGCCACCTTTAGTAGTTCCCATACCCGGTATAAATAAAAGATCATCTACTTTTTCTTTGGTTATGTTTACTTTTGCTGAAGCAACATCGAATACACCGTTTGTTATTCCCGTTAATGTATCATAAGTCATTTGTGCAGCACCAACTGTTTGTCGATCTGCATCAGAAAGTTTAAATAACTTTTTATTTAAATTTTTAGATCCTTGAAGTGCATCTTTGCTATTCATCGCAATCTTGCTTCCTTGCTGTGTACTCATAAATGTAAAATTACGAATGTCTTCTAGATATTTATTGCTTTCATCTATCCGTTGATCTGTAGTTCGAGTATCTGATATTTTTACAACGTCTTTCATTTGGTCAGCTGTAATTTTTCCTGCCTTAACTTGTGCTTCTAATGCTTTTTTTAATTCGTCGCCGCCCAGTTCAAAGAGCTTTTTATCAGCTCCCATTTCTTCTAGTAATTTCTTTTTTTGTAAAGCTCTAGCCAATTTACCTTCTTCCATTCCTAAAAGTTTTGCCATTTGTTGACGAGCTAACACATTGTTTTGTAAAGTTTTTCCTTCTTTTTCTAGTATGGTATTTAATGCGTCTGCTTGTTTATTTGCATCTCCAGATAACGCAGCTTCACGAAACTTGTTAGTTAAACTTTCTCCTTGTTGATTTACTAAACGATTACCACTTAATAATTGATATTCTAATTCAGATCCAACACTACTTTCAATGTCAAGCATTTTTGTTCCGATACTAGTCAATTCATCAAGTGTAAAACCTAAAGCTTTACCTTTAATAGCAGCCATTTCTAAGTTTCCGGGAAATCTACCAAATTGCAGTTGAGTTGCTGCTGAAGCTTTTGAGATTTCTTCGGTAATTTCTTTAAATGACCCTTGCATACCAGTTGCTTCATCAATTGCTTGTGCAATGCCTTGTGTTGTTTTTAATTGTACAACTGCATTTTTACCTGTTTGTCCTGCATAATATGCAAAACCTTCGGCCGCTTGATCAGTTAATCCTACATTGGTTGTTAAAACTTTTTGAACTGCTAACATTCCTTGATATGATTTACTGTTTGCTTTGGTCATCAAGTCTAATGTTGGAACTATTTTTTTAATATTTGTTGCATATTTTTTAGTTTGCTCGTTGTTTAATCCAGTTGCTTTTGCAACTTTTGCTAATTCTTGCGACATCCTTGCTGCTTGAGCAACTGAAACGCCGAAGGCTTTATTTAATGAAGAATTTTGTTTTTCAAATAACAGACTTCGTTCAATTAGCTTATCATATTGACCAGTTATTTTTTGATTTAATGCAATTTGTTTTTCTAAACCCGTTAGGTATGTTTGATTAGTTGTTATACTTTCTAACGTGGCAGCGGTGGTTTCAGTTATAGTACCGGCATAGGTATTAATTAGCTTTGTAGCTTCAGTTAATAATTCTGCAGCTGTTTTTGCTGCCATTCCTAGCCTAGGTTGTTGTTTTAAACGCTGTATGAAGTTTGTTTGCGTGATCATATATTAATAAATATCAACGCTATCGTTTTGTTGAAAATTTATTTTTATTAGATTTAGTTTTTTGTTGCGTGTTATTTGCAGATGACTGCCGGTCTTGTAAAATACCAGTAACACGTTTTATCCAATATTTTCTTAAGAATAATGGCATATGATATATATCATCCCAAGACCATCGACCTTCGCCAAACCATATCAAGTTAAATATTGATTCGTGTAACTGTAAACGATACTCAGAATCAAAACCAGAAAAAATCAGTTCCGATTGAAAACCCGGCAGTAAAGGTGCCTCCATTTTCACCTTCAAATTCAATTGAAAAATCTAATGCTGGAGAATGCTCTGCATAAAATGTTCTAAATTGCTTTGAATCTTTAGCCATAAATTGATAACGTATAAAATGATCTATAGTTTCTTTGGATCTAGATCCATTAACTTCTGTTATAACTGCTTTACAAAACTCGGATGGAGACGCATTTTCAATATCATCATTAACATTGAATATAAATTTAAAATTATCATTATTGACTTTATAATCAAATTCTCCATTCACATCAGATGATAATGTAAATGTTTTTGGTTTTATTTGTTTAAGATCAATTACTCTGTTTAGTTCATTATTTGTTTTTGGATCGGTAACTTTTACTGAATAGTCAGATCCATATGACAATATTCGAACGTATATAAGTAATCCGTCTTTGTCAAATGTAGATAAATCTGAAACATCAAATTTGGTTAAACTGATAGATTCTAATAATCGGTCTAACATAATACCTTCTTTTATATATGAAATATTAGTTAATATGTCTTCATCATATGCAGTCATGTATCTCATTTCTATTTTACCTTCCCGTAATGGATGGTCTTTCGGATAAATTTTACCATCGCTAACTAGCGGTACTATGATACTAGGCAGTTTATTATGTTGCTCTTTTTCATAATGTTTTCTGGCTTGTTCTGCAGCTGCTGATGTGCTGATTCGATCTGTCATTTTACTCATTTGTTTCCTTATTATAACTTTATTATAAATATATGTACACAAAAAAAGTAGGGAGTTACCCTACTTAAATTGTATAGTTTAATATAATATTAGAAGTTTAAGAATGCCCAATCATATCTAATATTCAATGTAATTTCTTGAACTGCATCGTCTCCGAAATCATAGCTACCAAATTCTGCGTCTACAATAAATGCACCATTTAATGTCCATTCTTCTACTATTTCTCCGAGTGGAGATAATTGATTTAATTTTAAGCTTTTTTTATAAAAGTCAGAATATCCATCTCTACCGGTTGCAGATTCATGATGTAGTCTAATCCACTCCATTACTGTTTGAGCTCCACTAGGTACAATTGCATCATATAAAGTCATAGAAATGGTATTCCATTCAGATTTACCTTTTACATAACGTTTAACATTTAAATGTTCCAATGTAATTTCTCCATTAGATATTTTTGGTTTATCTGAAGCTTTTATTAAGTATGCAGGAATACCAGTATCAGCCATAGAAAGTATAAACTGATGTTTCTTTTTTGGTTCCCAGATAAATGCTTGTGAAAATAACTGATTTTCATCTAATGGGTTCAAACTACTATTAACTTGATCTATTAATGCCATATTGGTCCTTGTTTATTTTAATATAAATATAACGTACAGTAAAAAAGGTAAGACCGAAATCCTACCTTTTTAAAATTATTAATATTACTATTCAGGGAAACTTGCTCCGGTTGGTTGAATATTAAAGTCTAGGACTATAAATTCTGCCGTACGAGTTGGTTGAATAAATAACTGTCCGTATAAAATATTTTGATCTATTAAATCCGGAGTGTTATTTGTGCTATCCATTACTGCTCGGAACGCAAACAATCCTTGCTTTGCTTTTACATCTGCTAAATAAGGATTCACTATGCTCAAGAATCTGTCTCTTGTAGCATTTGTGTTTTGTTCAAATACCAAAAATCTGGTAGATGATGCAATAAACTTTTTCACTGCAATAAGCAAACGACGCACATTTACTCTGTCTAATGCACTTGGACGTGCTTGAAGAGTCTTTTGACCCCAAATGCATATTCCGTCATTAACAAAGTTTGCAATAGGATTAACTCGTGCTTCATACAATGTGTCTCTGTTAGATTGTGTTAATCTTATATATGTATCTGATGCTGGAACAACACCTCTATTCAAACCTGCAGGTGCATACCATGGATGTTGTACTGCATCATTAAATGCTAATACTCCTGGTAATACTACTGATGGTGGTACGAATAATGGAACGTTTTTACTAGGATTAACTATTCTAACCCATGGCCAATATGAAGCAACATAATTATTATCTAATGTAGTCACTTGATTTACAACAGTTGTAATACTGTCTGACACAGGATTTGTATCCATTACATAGAATGTGTCTTGTCGATCTCTTACTAAGTTACGAGCTCCAACTGTTACTGCACTATGCAGGCTGTCAATAATACCTGGAGTAACTAAAAGATTCATATCATAATAATCAGTGTTGCTTAACAATGTAAACGCTTTATTATATGATTTAGTACCAGTAGATGTTGATGTGCTACAATCAAAACCAAATGTGTTATTAGAAGCTATGTTTGCTCCATTAAGCTTAGGCAAGTTAGGACGAGCTCCATCAAAACCTCCTTGGAATGGAATCATAAACTTTCTGGTATCTGGTGATATATTTTGATTGAATGTACTTCCAGTTAACGCGCCTTGCAATGATTGTGTATATGGAGCTGCCAATGATGGCCATGCTGCTCCTACGTCTTGACTAACATCTCCTAAATAAAAATCAGTATTTGAAGCAATACTACTACTTTCGGTAGGAGTGACTGCTATATAGTTTAAGTTATGTGTATTAGTATAATCAAAACCTAAATAATTAGCACTGCTATATCCGCTCGAATCAGTTTGTGTTGTTTTATATGTTGCTGCCGATAAATTAAACGATGCTGATGCATTTGTTATTGGAGATAATGGTGCTTTAAATCCAAATGGAACTAATGTTGAATCATTACTACCATCACTAACTCCTGTTTCTACACTTACTCTGATAAACTGAGACATATTTGGATAGTCCCCATTAACAACTACATCGCCGGCATCTGTTACGGTTTGGAAACGATCTCCTATCACTCGGGAAATATATCTTGGAGAGTTAGGATCTAAATTTACATTTAAATATGTTTCAACTCTTTCTGGTGTTCGATCAGTGTCTTCTGATTTAAAAGGAGAATTTGGAATTTCTAATGTATTTACTCTACGAGCTTCTACAGTAAATGTACCGTAGCCATTTGAATCAGATACTTCTGATGGTAATTTAATGTCTCGAATACCTACCTTAATTTCAGTGTTAACAGAATCACCATGTGATAGTGTGTGAAATTGAAATAGATTTTTTGTGGCGCTGCCAATTTTTTGTGAAGTAACCAATGGAGTAGCTGCCGTAGAAAAATCTTTTAAGTATTTGTAATTGGCATACTTGTGAAGTGACATTGTAACTTCACCGGCTTGATTAAATAAATTTAACGCAGCTTTATTTTCATATTGAACATATACTGGATAATCTAATGATTTTGGGGAACGGCCGAATAGTTTAACTAAATAGTCATTTTCACGATCATTAATAGACGATGATATTGAAACTCCATTACCAGCTAAAAATGCAGATGCTCCAGGAACACCATAGGTACCAAATGACCCGGATATTTTAAGTTCAAATGAGCCTGAAGAGTCATTGTTTAATACTGAATCTTCAAAATATGCTGCATCAACTTTACTACCAGAACCTAATACATTTTGTGTAGGATGAAGAACGTGTGTTACCACTTTTACCGATCCTGACTCTGCTTGAATGGCTAGAGCTCCGTTCTGAATGTTGTATCCATCTTCATATAAAAGACGAGTTACCGTTATTACGTTTCCGTTTCTTAAATAGTCATTCACTACAAATGGAACATAAGAATCGTCAGTAAACGATCCAAATGTTTTTTCAAAATCACCCATCGATGTAATTTGTGTAGGAATGAGAGCTGGACCTTTTACGGTTGGTCCTATTACCGCTGCACCTATTTGTGCAACACCGCCGGCTAAAAATGACTGATCTACTTCGTTAGTAAATACGCCGGGCGAGACAATTCTTTCTGCCATTATGATACTCCTTGATTAGTTTGTTATAAATATGGATAACTTGTATCAAACATTGACTTCTGTAAACGTTCCGTCTTGAATGTTGATTTCTCCTTCGCCGTAGCGTTCTCGTAGGCTCACTATTAATTCGGATTCTTGTTGTTTTAACGTTTCAATTTCTTGCAGTTTGGTATGCTCTTCTGTTTCAACTTGTTCTAGTCGCATTCGTAAAGCGTGTCGCTCTATTGCAATGTTTCCAAGTATGTTTGCGTTGTCTGCATAACCCTGTTGCAGAGTTTGAATTTGTTGTAAATGTTCTTTGTCCAGTTTTCTAGTTGCCATATTTATAACCTTTCTTTATATTATATAAATTTATTTTGTATTATCCAAATATTAACCGTCTTGTGTATATCTTACTGTGTATGTGTTGACAGCGACTCCGCCGGTGCTATGTCTAAAAGTAAGAACATTGTCTGTAAATCTAAAATTAGTTCCTATAGATTTGTCGTCGATGCTTACTGTGAATGTTCCGTCATTTGATAACGTTGTTTGTTGAATTGCAATTCCTATACTATCATAACTTGTTTTTAAATAACGAGGATTACCAGAATTGTTATCCATGTTTTGGGATGCAACTCCTGGTCTACTTATACTATATAAACCACTGCTAGCTAGATGAGTTACAGGGGGTGTTTTAGTAAATTTAATAAATAATTCTTGAGAGCCGCCTTTTGGATCTTTAAAATTTACAAGTAGCCTGTCACTTACGAAACTAAGACTTGTGGCTACAGCTCCTGCTTCTCCTTGATTTAATTCAAAAATTCCAGTTTCTTTTGTAGGTACTAAAGTGAATGCTGGTGTTGAGCCTTTGGCCAAGGTAATATTTAATCTAATCCTTGCATCTTCTTTACTTATACGTTCAGCTGTCATACTAAATACCTTACTTCCGTCATCTGAGCTTACTCCCTTATAAGTACCAGCATATGTGCCGGCCGTAGTCGTTAAATGATCTACTGTGTTTTTAGGTTGCACAACTGCGGTGGTTAAACTTGATAAACGTAATCCTACTTTACTAGCAACTGGGCCGTCTTCGTTTTTTTCAAATGCAGTAATAAATGGTCTAAACAGTGTAGTTTGTGTTGTAACAGCCCCAGTAGTATCATTTGTATTTTGTAAACTATGTGTTAATGGAGTCTTTGGAAATATTTGCTGATCAGTTTCTTCAGATTCGTTTTGGCTAGCTGCGGCATCAAAATCAGCTGTGCTATAAACACCAATTTTTTCTGATTTTAATAACATTGGATTGTCTTTAATGTCACCAGCAAAATAATATTGTTTATCTATGGATTTGAATGTAAGAGTCTTTTGTGATATATCTCCAACTTTGTTAATTCGTTGTTGAGTAAATGTTCCAGCTTGGACTGTCCATGTGGTTACTTTGTCTAGTTGTGGTGTAGTTTCATTGGCCTTATCTGTTTCAATTCTAGATAACCCATTAAAAATAGCTGATGATGTAGATATTGATTGTATTTTAGAAAAATCCGCACCGGCACCTACAGCTGCAGCAGCTTCACTTTTAATAGTAGTCTTTTGAGCTCTGTTAAGCGCTTGTATTCTTGTGGTAAGATAATTATTAGTAAATTGCTCTGATCCTGCTAATGTTGTAGTTTCTCTAACTGTTTCTGCTAATTGAGTAGTCAATCTACTTAAATTACCAAATGAAGGTCTATTGAATTCTTGACCAGTAGTTGGATTAACATATTTAACGTTTTTTACTACGTCTTCTATGTTTATAGTTCCCTGGCTTCGTGTGGAACGACCTAGTGCTGCATATGCAGTTCGTTTTCTGTTTTGTACGGTGAATTGTGGTATCGTACCAGCACTTCCATATTTTTTAGTAAAATCTTGTTGTGTCTGTGATCCTACTAAACTTGCTCCAACCGTTTCGGTGATTGCTTCAATTTGTGTTGTTACTGCTTGAGCTGATATTCCTACTTTGTTGTTGTTTTCAATTGCTTCTCGAACAAAGTCTTTTTGAAGAACAACATCTTTTTCTTCTATAGGCAATTCAACACCAAAATAAAAAGAAGAACTTGCAAAAGTTTTTGTAACAGCTTCGTCAATAGTCATCGGCGATTCACTTTTTTCTGCATCAGCTAGTTGAAGATAATGTGCAAATGTTGTGATTGGAGATATAGTTTTATATTGTGGGAAGCCTACTAACTCCCCTTCAAAATCTACTCCGGTTATTGAGTCTTTACCTCCTAACAATGTTATAGGACCAGTTGGTGTAGATGCAAATGTAAATTCTCCATTGGCATTTGTGGTTGTGGTTCCTACACTTGAAATTACTGTTGCTCCTGCAATTGGACCGTCTACCCCAATTCCAGAAAATGCAGCACCAGATGCTCCTGCTACTAATTGATATTCTAAAAACCAATTGTTTTCTGTGGCTTTTCTATTTGCTTCTTCAAATAATTTTTTTTGTTGTTGCATAGGCAAGTTTTTAATTTCTGGCCTTCTGCTAAAATTTCTCCAATGTATTAAAGACATTATATTTTTCCTTGTTTTTTATATAAATATGTTTATGGTTGAGAACCTGTTGGTGTCCAATTTGGTCCTACTAATTGTTGCAAGCATTGTGAATGTGATCCTGACCATTGCAATGTAACACTGTTATCTGTGATAAATGTTGGTTGCGATGCCGTATACCATTTTAGTATAAACATGGTTTCGTCTATTGATTTACGCACAGTACCTGCACTTGTTTCCATTACTTGTGCAAAGTCTACCGAGCCTATATCTGCCCAATCTGCGAAGGCATATGTTCTGTTTGAATAATCCATTTTATTTCTTTTTATATAAATATGTTGTTATTGAAATCTATACTTTAATACATTATAATTTTGTGTTACTTCTGATGCAGTCAAACCTCTATTGTAAACTCGAAAATAACTTAATTTGTTTACTTTGCTATAGGTAGCATTACGAGTAGGATTACCCCAAGCTCCTATTAAATATGGATCGCCAGAAGTATAACTAAATCCAGTTGTATCTGTTATTGTTCTTGTGTTAGCAACTCCATTAATATATATTTTAGCAGTGCCACCTGTTGCGGTCATTGTAACGTGATTCCATCCATCTGTAAGTGCTTGTTTGTTTGTATTACTAGAAGTATCCCAAGCAGTCCCACCATAACCAATATCCCAATAACCATTATAAATACCATGATACAATCTTTTACTATTAGAAAATGTTCCATAAAGTTGATTACCATTGCTAGCAAATATGTTTATAAAATATTCAATAGTAAAATTTTCTGGATCGGGAAATAATAATTGAACTTCAACACTAAACTGGTCGTCAGTGCCGTCAAACGCAAATATACCAAAATTATCAGTGCTAAACGTAGGTGCCCCGGCTACAGTAGGATTGTTACTACCGACAATATCAAACCAACTAGTACCTGAGCCTGGATATGATCTTGTATTTGCAGCGTCGATTGTAAACGTCAATCCTTCTGTTACTACATCTGGT